CATGGCGACAAGAGCCACAAGGCTCGTCAGGAAGGCGGCAACCGCCTTATGTGCAGTCATTTCCATTCACTTTGCTCCTGCTTTGGTGCCTGGGTACTGCGCCCATGGCAGTTGAAAATGCGGTCCATCTTTCAGAGAAACCCACGCCCCGCCCCATTCCAGCGGCACCTTCTCCTTCTTGGCGGCGGCCTTCATGCGCTTGGCCAGATTGTCGTACATGGGCCAATGCCATGATACCTGCCCCTTCAGCGTGCAGGCCAGATCGACGGCGTGCGCGTATCCGTTGGGCGCCTTGAGGTGCCGCGAGCGCAGCGTCTTGGAGGCACCCTTGGCCTTCAGCAGTTTCTGCTCTTCCAACGTGCGCAGCCCTTGCGTGACGATGAAGCCGGTCGCGGGGTCCGCCCAGTCCTCGGCGCAACGCAGTACAACGCGGACGAGGTCAGGATGGACGCCCTTGAGCCGGGAGAAGGAGGTGCTGTTGAGTTTCACTTGCGCAGGGCCTCCTCGATGCTGTCGAGCTTCGCCATGATGGCGCGGCTCGTCTCCCGAATTTCCTTGATCTCGCGGTCATGCGCCAGCCGGGCGGTCGCCGTCTCGGCCTGAAGGACAGCGATGGCAGTGCTGTGGTTCTGCTGTTTCTGATAGATGATCCACACGAATGCCGCTACAGGGGCCACAACCCACTGCATGATTGCACTCAGCACCTTTATCGCTTGATCATCAAACACGGCACGTCACCTAGCCATTGAGTTGCCTTGAACGTCGTAGCTTCTTCCCAGAGCGTCCGTCAAGAATGCGTTGCGATTTTCTTCGGTCTGCAAGCGCGCGCCAGCCGTGCCTACAGGGGACTGAATAACGCCGCGCGCAGCAGTACCGGCTGCACGGATCGGCTTGGAAACGCGCTCAGCCCTCTGCTGTTGCTTAAGCGCAGCCTCCATAAGATCGGCCATCGTGTCAGCGTTCAGCATGGCAAGCGCTACCTTGGCTTTCTTGGCTTCGCTAAGGCGTCCAGCAATGCGGCCGTAAGCGGCCTGCGCCAGCGTCCACATCTGATTGAAGACCTGAACCTTTTCCGTCTTCGACAGGTCTTCAAGGTCCGGCGCCGCAGTAGCGCCACGCGACGCCATACCGGCGGCGACTTCTTCACGCCCAAGCTGCGCCATGGTGTCGTTGACGATCTTCATCTCGTCTTTGTTCAGAAGCTGCGTCAGTTCCTGATACCGCGAACCGCCACCGACAGCCCGCTTGAGCGACGCTGGCGCGTTAGGCCCAAGGCTCTCCCGCACGGCGTTTGCAAAATTGCGCGCGCGGAGCGGCGCTTCCTCAGACATGGCCGAGGTAAGCTTCTGGATTGCAAAGTCGCCCCAGTCGGCGCGCGCAAGTTCCTTGCTGGCCTTGGCGTAGTTCTGCCGCGCGTCGCGGTATTCGGGCGCCTTGTCTTCCAGCCAGCTTATGAACTGCTTGCGGGTGTCGCCAATAGCGCGGGCTTCTTCCGCCGCAATGCCGTAATCCTGCGGCTTCTTCACTATGTCGTCCAAAGCAATCTTCAGCCGGTGCAGATTTTCAACCTTGAACTCGGCGTTTGTTGCGGGGATGACGGTCTTTTCGCCTGTAAACGGATCGGTCAGCACCTGCTGCGGCTTAGACATTCCCAAGGCAAACGGTTCGCCACGTTCTGCGGAAACTTTAGAGGCCACATCTACCGCGCGCTGCATGGCAGGACGGTTGAACAGGCTGCGCAGGGCGTCGTCATCGACAACAGTCTGGCCGAATGCCTTGCCGTAATCCTCTTTGGCCTTGGCGTCTCGCGCGCGCTCCATGTCCGCGCGCTCTTTGGGCGTCTTGGAAATGGTCTTGAGGTCTTCCAGCATCTTGGACTGCTTGGCGCGACGGCCAACCTCAGCCTCAACGTCGCGCACTTTCGCCGCCTTCTCACCGAACGCCTGCACCCGCGGCACCGGCACTTCAGTCGTCGCTTCAGCAAATGTCGGCGTAACGCCAGGATACCGCGGGGCAGCCCGCGCCGCCTCTATTAATTCAGGCGAGCGTCCACCCGCAAGCTCATTTATGAAACGGCTCTGCGCCGTTGTTGCCAAGCGGTTGATGCCTGCCCCAGCAAGACGGCCGCCTGTCTCTACAGTCTTTCCTGCAAGATAGCCGATTGGATCGGCCACACGCGCGGCCGTCTGCAAGCCTCGGGATACAGTCGGCAGCTTGGTTGCCGCGCCAGCGCCGCCACTCAGCACGATAGACAGATCGGCCGCTGCGCCCACAGGATCGGTGCGGATGGTATCGAGCAGTTGGTTTACGCTGCCGTAGCGTTCTTTGTAGATGCCGCCGATAGCGTTGGCTACGTCAACCGCTTGCTTGGCGATTTCCGGGTTCTCGACGCTCTTGATGACGTCGAATGCGGCGGTCGGCAGAACAGCCTCTGCCACGTTGCGTGCGCCGCCATAGGCAGCCAAGCCCAAACCCTTGGCCGTCTCAACCGGACTGGTTACAGCTTCGTACATGCCGCCAAGCATAGCGGTTCCGCTGGGAATAATATTACTCGCCGTTTCGCCAAGGTACTCCAAAGGAGTGCGTTCGGACGCTTCGACCGCAGCGATTTCTTCCAAACCAAACTTTTTGCGAATTGCGGCTTGCGTAGCAGGGTTTGCCTGCGCATATGACGGATCAGACGCAACCCTCTTATCAAAAATGGCGCGCTTAGTGGCTGCGTTAGCATTCACATAGTTAGGATCGGTTAGGATAGACCGAACGTCAGCCATTTGCTAATCCTGCAAAAGCGGGTTGCTGGTATCGATTTCGCCGCCACCGCGCGGAGCACCTTCGCCGCCGCTCATAACTTCGGCCAAAGTCTCAAACTGACGGAAAACTTCTTCTGCTTTCGCTTCTTGCTCCGGCGTCCAAGCGCGGCCAGCGTTAATTTTTTCGCTTTCGATGCGGTCGCGCAGCGCCAACACCTTGTCGCGCTTAACAATGTCCTCGTCAAAAAAGCCGGGAAGATACGCGCCAAGTTGCGCTTCCAACTGCGGCTTAGTGTACGCGGCGCCAGTGGCAAGTGTGAGCAGTGCGTCAATCGACTGAAGCATACGATTGTAGACGATCTTACGTTCCGGTGTCTGCTGCCACGCCGCCGCCTGTCGCTCGCCCCAAGGCAAAAAGCCCGATGCGGCTTCAACAGCCGTGGGCTGGAAAGCATCAGGCGTCTCTGCAATGGTCTGGTTAACTGTGGCGGCGTTGCGCACCACATTATCAAGAAGCGCGGCGGCCCGCCGTTCGGCCTGCGTAATCTCACCGCCGCCCTTAGCCTTCGGCTGAAGCACCCTCTCTTTCGGCGGCTGCTGGGTGCCAATTGGCGCGGTTATGTCCGGCGTCGTTTCGGCGGCGACGCGGGGGCCGGGGATGCCAGCAGCAGCGTTGGGCGCTTCAATCGGGAACACTTCGCCAGTCTGCGGATTAACGCGAACAAAGCCAATGTCTGTTTCGCGGATTTCAAACCTAGGAGCTGGACCGCGTGCTGCTGCCTCCTCTTCCATCTCAAGACGCCTGCGCTGCAACGCCTGCGCTGAAGCCGCAGTATCAGCCTGAAGGCGCATGTTGGCGGTCGGCTCAAGCTGGGCCAGCAGACGCTGGCCGACATCATCCTGCACCAAGGCCGCACGCATGATATTCTTGCGCTGGTTGAGGTCGCCAATGCTGCGAAGCTGGTCAAGCTGCGCCTGCGCTGCACCACGGTACTGTTCCGGCACCATGCCGAGCGCTGCGCTCAAGCCTTCGTCGCTGGGGTCCGTAAACGCCGCAGCGATGGCAGGCGACAGCGCCGCCGTCAGTTCTTCAGCCTGTGCCTGCGCCGCGGCCTGAGCGTCCGCCTCGCGCTGCCGTTCGATCTTGTAGATGTTCTCCATGCCCTGCGCACGCTGCGCCATCAGGTTGCTGACGTCCGGCATGGCCGACGTGATGTTGGTCATGGAGTTTGCGATGATGCTAGGATCGAGCGGCATGGTCCACCTCAGTAAACGCCTTGCGGCGTAATAGACGCCAGATAATTCTGATACGGCTGGTTGGCGTAATAGCTGCTGACGCCCTGACCAATGCTGCCGAGCGCACCGCTGAACGCCTGCGCCGTACCCATCGCCTGCGCCGCCTGCACGTTACCGCGCTGCGCGGCAATCTCAGCCAGATTGGCGCCCGTCGTGCCGATGTTGGCGGCCTGACCGGCGGCGGCAGCCTGACCAACGCCCGTCAGATAACGGTACGGGTCCATCGCCGCCTCGCGCTGGGTCAGGTAACGGCTGAATGCGTTCTCATACTCCGCGCTGGCGAGGTTCTGGCCGTACTGCTGAATGCCCTTCAGCGTGCCGCCGGACTGGAGCAGACCGCGGGCAGCGGCTGAGCGTTCGAGTGCCTTCATGCCTTCCGCCATGCGGAACTGATAGCCGGGGTCAGCCTGGAACTGAGACATGCCAAACGGCGTGTATGGAGCCAGCTTCTGGTATTCCGCCAGTGCGTTCTTACCCGCCTCAACGTAGGGCTTGGCCAGTTCAGTCTGGGCCGCAAGCGCCTGCTGCTGCGCTTTGGCGGCCTTCTTGGCGGCTTCTTTCTGCTTGTCTGCCGCTTTGTTTGCGCCATACGCGCCCAAAGCTGCACTGCCGATTGCGCCAGCGGCGCCGATAGCGGCTACAATTGGTGCGGGCATCAGGAAAACTCCTTCAAGTATTCGTGCAGTGTCTCACCATAGAGGTGCATCACCTTCATGGCGTTCTTCATAGCACCTGCGTGTCCTTTCGTCAAAAGGACAACCAGCAGGACGAGGTCATAATAGCCAGCCCGCCACATGAACGACCGGGCGTCGGCCTTGTCCTCCCGTTCGGCATCATCCGACGCCTGCCACTTGAGGACCAGCAGGGCCAGCCCGGTCTGCAACGCCTGCGCATTGGCGAGGTAAAAGGGGTTGGCGGGCATGGTGACGAGGGACGCCCAGATGGTGCTGTCCAGCCTCGGGCGGTCGATGTCGTCGCCGTCCGCCACGTCGTCCAGCGCTTGGATCATCTGCCAGACGTCCAGCAGCCAAGCAATCGCTTCCGGCGGCAGGTCCAACTCTTGAAAGTGCACAACGAGGGATTGCGCCGCCTCGTCCATTACGTCACCTCGCGGCCAGACACGCGGATGTTGATGGCGGACGCCGTTCCGGCGATGGTCGAGATGATGCCACCGACCGCCAGCACCTGTCCGACCAACTCGGGGAACGTGTATGTTTCGCTGGCCTGTAGCGTCTTGGTCTTAACGATCAAGTTGTCGTTGCCCGCAGTGCCGCTGGGGTTAAGCAGGTTGACGCTGATCGTCGTTGCCGCAGCCGAGTAGTTGGTAGCGGTAAACTTGTCGATGATTGCCGTCACGCCAGACGCTGTGTACTGGGTGGTCTGAGCGTTTTCGGCGGTCTTGGCGGGGACGAGAACCTTAACAGTTACAGTCATGTCAAACTCCTTGAATGGATGGCACGGACGCCAAACTTACGGTCACAATAACAGATGGCGTGGCCGGACGCACGGGGCCAGTTTGCGCTGCGATGTATTGGATTGTAGTTGCCGTATTAGTCGTGGCCCACATTAACTCAACATATTCGTTTGCAGCCAAGTCAATAAACAGGTTGAGCGCCGCGATCAAATGCCCATCAACGCCGCCGTGTTTGTTTGGCACCGAAAACTGGCTGTTGCTGTCCGCAACGTTAGAGCCATTTTTGCGCATCCAGACATCCGTGTCATGTATCTGCGCGTCTGTATTTACAAACTGAATACTGAACTGTACGTTGTAAACACCAGCTTTATCAGCGACGATTTTTGATTTGCAGGTGCCTGTTATAGTGGTCGAGGCAACCGTTTGTGACGCGCTGACAACGTAGGTTCCGGTACTGCCGTCCGTGCCCGTGGTCTGCGACACGACGTAAGTACCGGCCGTAACGCCAGTTCCAGTCAAAACCATACCTGGATAGATCGACCCTGACGTGATGGCTGTGACCGTCATAGTCGTGCTGGCCGGGCCAATAGAGGCCGTAAACACCGCCGTGCGGTCTTCTATCCTCACGCCGCTGCTGAACTGCGTGGTATCATACACGACCGGGAATGCCGTCGTACTTGATCCGTCTGGCTGGTTGGCGGTGCTGTAGAAAGACCCGTAGATGGGTGCCGGAACATGCGGCGTCATAGGCGGTTGGAGCGCCAGCGCCTGAATAGCCGCCTCAAGATTGGCAGGGTCAAACGCGGCTTGTTGCGATGCAGCAAGTGCCTGAATTGCTGTCTCAAGCGGGGCTAGATCAGATGCCACCGCGGCTAAGGACAGCAGCGCGTCCGAGAGAATAGCGTTGGCGTCAATCGTTTCTGCCGGTGGCCCCTTTTGAATGTCCTCCAGCGACGTGGTGCTCTGCCCCGTCTGATTGAACAGGCTCAACAGAAACAGATACCACTCACGCGCGATCAGCCCCGTCCGCGGGTCCGTCAGCGGTACGCGCGGCGGGGTGATGTTGGTGATGTTAACCACTGGTGCCGCTCGCCTGTAGTTCAGCCCCCATGATGGCGATCTTGATGGGGTCGGTGCCGGACACCTCGTAGACGCGGTCGCGTATCTTGAGCGTCATGCCGAGGCGGCGCCAGATGGTGCGGTAGCCGTACTCACCGATCTTGCCCATCTTGCGCCAGTGCTCGTTCGACCAGGTGTGGCCGCCATCGTCTGACCAGCGCAGCATGACCTCCGGGTCGCTGCCCTGCCCGGTCACGATCCCGACGCCCGTCTCGCAGTCAAGCTGGAGTGCGTGCTGCGCCGTGCGCCGGAGCGTGTTCTCGCCGGTCGGCAGCGCGCGCCACGACCGCATCCAGCGCTGCGGCTGACCGTTGTCGGCGTAGACGTCCAGATCGAAGGCGTAGACGTTGCCGTTCTCGTAGTCGCCCACCAGCACGTCGCCGTTGAAGAACACCTGCGTGTTGCCGCGGTGGCGCGTCCATGAGCCGTTGACCCAGCCGCGGCGCTCATGCCACGCGCCCGTCGAGGCGTCGTAGACCCAAGTCGTGTTGGCGTTCGGGAAGTTCAGGACGTAGAAGTTGTGGCCGTCCTGTTGATAGGTGTAGCCGACAGCGTTGCTCAGGTCGCCGTACTGCTGAATGTGCCACTCGACCGCGTGCGTCGAGATGCGCTGGCCCTGATAGCCGTTGGCGACGTAGACGATGCCCTGACCGCGGAAGTCCTTGCCGAGCCAGTAAATCTGGTTGTTCATCTTGGCCACGGAGTAACGGGCGGCACAACCCAACTCGTTGTAGGCACCCTGAATACGCACAAGCGGGAAGTCAGACAGCCCAGCGTTGTACCACACCTCAGTCGAGTTGTTGCCGAACAGCCAGACCTCGCGGTGATCGACGATCATGCTGATGATGTCGTCGGGATCGCCTTCAGCGCTTACGAAGTCCAGCGGGTCCACGCTGGTGCCGTCCAGCAACGCCGTCACCCAGATGCGCTGGCTGTTGGGTTCGATGAAGACGAAGTAGCCGTCGAGATAGTCCACGACCGAGGCGCCGGGGAAGTCCGGGTCGGTGATCTGCGCGAAGACGTTGGTCGAGGTGTTGTAGATGTAGCCAGCCGGATCGGCGGCGATCATGATCTGCGTGCCGTTGTCGGCCATGCTGACCAGACCGGAGCCGGACACCGTGCCAAGCGCCGTCACGGTCCAGGTGTTGGTGACGCGGTAAAACGTGTTGCCGGATACAACGTAAAGGTAGGGACCGTGTTCCCACATGCCCCGGATCGGGCCGAAACCAACCGTCACCTTGCGGGTGAGGCCGGGCGCGCGCATGAGGAAGGCGGGCTGCTTGCCCGCCTCCGGCACCATCTCGGGGAAGAGGTTGATCATTACGCTGTCGGCCGCGTTGACGCTGCGCGCGACGTAGGACGATCCGAGGATCGGCGTCTGCATCAGGCTTGACCTCCAATAGTTTTCGGGTATATATACTTGGAAACTATAGAGGAGATGCACAAGTGACTGTCGATGAACTTCGCAAAATTCTGTCCTACTGTCCAGATACGGGCGTCTTTACGTGGAAAATACGCCCGTCCAAGAGCGTGCGAGAAGGCGACGTAGCGGGGTGCCGCGAAAAACGCATTGGCTACTGCACCATTGGCTACAAAGGCGCCATTTACAAATCGCATAGATTGGCATGGCTGTACATGACCGGCGAATGGCCCAAGGGCCTTATTGACCATGTTAATGGCGTTAAGGACGATAACCGATTTGCCAACCTTCGAGTTGTAGACGAAACGGGCAATTCGCAAAACATCCGAAAACCAAACCGGCGCAACAAGTCTGGTTTCATGGGAGTTATATTTTTTCAGAACAAGTGGCGCGCAAACATAACGCACAAAGGCAAGACGCATTGGCTCGGGGATTTTAAAACCCCCGAAGAAGCGCACGAAGCGTATTTGACCGCTAAACGTAGACTTCATAGTGCTTGCACTCTGTAAGTATATGATAACACTAGAAATTTCCGGCAAAAATATTGTACCTTTGACGAGTTCCGACGATGCTGTAGGGCAGCGCCATGATGTCGTCAGGGTTGTTGATGCGCTTCAGGTTGCGCTTGGACGTCATGGCGATGCGGGACACCTGCCGGGACGGCTCGACGCCGAACTCAGGGGCCAGTTCGCAGGCCAGATTGTAGCGGAAGCAGCGCAGATAGCCCGGCGGGAAGGCCAGATCGGTCGCCAGATTGGCGGGCTGGTTCAGTTCCTGCACCGACACGATGTGGAACTCCAACACCTTGGTCGGCACCGGGTAGACGTACATCTCGATGTCCGGGTAGGTCA